AGTTCCCTGAATGAAAACGGCGATGCGAGGCCGCGCTGCACCTTGTGATAGAAATTCACGAAGCCGCCGACCACGGATAGCAGCGCCACCCAGAAGTAAGTCAGCAGGGAATAACTGGTGGGATCCTTTTCGGGCATGGCGCGCTTTCCTTTTAAATGGAATCTTTTTGCGCCCAGCTCGCCACATACAGGGCTTTGCGGCGGGCCATCACCGCGCCGGCCAGCGCGACGATTTGCGCCTGCGACATCTGTCGCGTCGTGTTTTGCAGCGTGCGGATCGGCTGCGTGCCGGACAGCAGCCCAAGCTGATACCCGAGCACCATCGCCAGCAGCTCGACCAGAAATGTGTCGTCGAGATGGTAGAGCACCCCGCCTACATCGACACCCTGTCGCAACGAACTGTCGCGCGCCGAATCAATCGCGCCGAGTTGGCGTTCTCGTGGGCCGCGCATGTCAGGTCTTGATGATGTAGGTGGTGATGATGCTGGGTTGAACCACCGGCGTCGCGGACGCAGCGCTGGTCGGGGCGGCGGCGGCGGATGTGCCCGTTACGGAAACGCTGCCGGCGCCCAATGTTCCGCCGTCGGTAACCAACCCATATGCGCCGGAGGTCATGCCGTTCGCAACAAATGACCCCGCGCCGTGAGTATGGCTCGCCACGCCGCTTTGCGCCGCCGTCAGAGTCACATTTTGAGCGCCGCCAGTGGCGGCCAGCGTCGCGCCATCCACCGAGCTACCGGCTGTCGTCAGCCGACTGGCAGCGCTGCCTCCCATGTTGTCCTGGCCGGCCGGCACGCGGCCGCGAAGGTCCGGCACGTTGAAGGTGCTGGAGCCGTCGCCTACCCCGTAGGCGGTGCCGATTGCGGTGAACAGGCTGGCGTATGTCGTGCGGCTGACTGCCTGGCCGTAGGCGAGCAGCCAGCCTGACGGTGCCGAGCTGCCCGCGAACGGGACTATCGCGCCGCTCGGCACTCCGGCCGATTTGCCGACCGATAGCCACTTGGTGCCATCGCAATACAGGATTAGCGACTCGCCGGCGTTGATGGCCAGCGTTGCGCCGCCGTCGATGGTCTCGCTCAGGTTCGGGTCGACGGTGATCACACCCGAACCCGAATTGCGCACGCCGACCGTGAAGCCGTCGGCGGCCGTCGCCGCCGCCAGCAGGGTTAGCGACCAGGTGCCGCTGCAATCGATCAGCTTGCCCTTGTCGCCGGCGACGACGCCATAGGCTCCCGACTTGGTCAGCATGCCGGACAGCGGCGCGCCCATGGTGAGCAGCGCGGTAACCGTCGCGCCGTCGGTGGCAAACAGTCCCGCCAGGTAATCGCGCAGAGACGTGATCGCCGACTTGAAATCGCCTTCGGTGACGGAGGCGCCGGTAAAAGCTGAAGAAGCGGGCAGGGCGGTAGGCATATCATGGACTCCACATCAGGGTGCTCGGGGCGCCGGACCACATCAGCGTGGAACCGACCGCGTTCCACATGTATCCGGAATACGTGGCATACGCCACCAGGACAAACGGGCCACGCGTGCGGCCGACGGCGGCCACGCGAATCAGCGAGGCGTTGCCGTAGACGGCTTTCACCGTGTAGTTGTTGCCGGTCGTCTCGCCGACGCGCCCCCACGTGTCGCCGTCGCTGGAAATATCGACGATGTAATAGATCGCGCCGGGCGCGGACTGCCAGCTAACCAGCGCCGTGGCCGGGTCGCTGGTCGATGAGCGCACCGTCAACCCCGCCACCAGCGGCGCGGTGAACAGCGACGGCAGCAGCGAATACTGTGCCGCGGGCGCGCTGGCGCCGGTGTCGGCGGTGTGCACCGAGGCATCCTCGTTGATTGCCTCGATCGATACCTGCGTCAGGCTGATCGGCCGCACCGAGACCACGCGCGCCGGCTGGCGCCAGGCCTCGCCCTTGCCGAATGCGAAATGCGTGCGCTCCTCTGCGCCGCCGGTGTAGGGCGCGAAATCCAGCGTGCCGGTGTGCACCACATGGTAGGCATCGATTCCGGCGGTGACCACATAGGGCCCGCTTACCGTGCCGTCGCGCTTGCGTAGGCCGATGTAATACGTGCCCGAGGCGAACGCGACCGGCTCGGACAGCGTGATGATCTTGCCGCCGGCGTCATAGGCGGTGACCTCGCCGCCGGTGCCCCAGGCCGGCATGTCGTGGCTGACCGCGATCAGATCGCCGAACGAGGGGATGAAGCCTTCCATTTCGGTGGTGAATTTGATCGACTTGCGCCGGTAGCGATTCACCGCGGCGAGGTACAGCCCTTCGCGGTAAGCCTGGTCCCGATCGGTCACCCCGAACAGGTCGATTTTCAGCGGCACCAGCGAGCTGGAGCCGGGCAGCGCCGCGGAGACACGCCGGCTCGACCAGACATCCGCATCGAAATATGCTACATCCATGGCGTCGGCGGTCTGCTCGGTCGGCATCAGGTAGTCCACCGAAAACGATCCGCGCACGATGTTGCGCATGCTGAATAGCGCCACCGGCACGCTGGCCGCCTCGTCGCGGACAAAATGCACGATGCCACCCTGCATGTACGGGCGTGTGCGCACGGCCTGGCCGATGCGTTGCACAGCCTCCCACAGCGTCAGCGTCGAATCGAAGCGGCCGTCGAAGGTATCGCCGCGCGCGGCATAGGTGGCGGCCAGGGTGACGAGCTGGGCAATGTCGATGCGCGCATCCGCCAGGGCCCCGCCATAGCTGGCTCGCAGCGCATCGGCCAGCGCCCACGCCGGCGAGCGCGTCGGCTGCGGCGCCGACCAGGCCCCCGCGCTGTAGATGGCCAGCTTGCGCGTGCAGATGACATTGATCTTGCGCGCGGACAAGCCCGAAAGGCTGTTGCTGGCCTGCATGCGCAATCCGATCAGTGTCATGCCAGGCCAGGTCCGCGTTTCCGGCAGGTAGGCGCGCAAGCCTGCCCAGTTCAGGTCGTCGGCATAACGGGCCGTGCCGCCCGGTGCGCTGGTGCGCTGCAGACGGACTTCGTAGCGGCCGGAAAGGCTGCCATAGCGGAAGCTGTAGCGCTGCGGCGTGCTGGTGCCCCCAGTCAGCGTTTCCGTGCCCAGCGTGACCCATCCGCTGATAGGCGCTCCGCCGGAATCGACGGTGCGCGCCTCGACGGTGAAGGTGATCGATACCGCCGAAAGCCCGCCCGAGTCATTGGCATAATACAGCCCGCGCGGGCACACCACGTCGACCGCGATCGTGTTGGCCGTCGTGCCGGACGCATTGGCGATGAACCCGCCCAGCCAGACGCCATTGAGCGCAAGCTGTCCGGTGACCTCGACGGAAGTGACGACGTTGGCCGGGAACAGCGTCAGCGCGGCGCCGGGCGCGACTACCTCATAGGTGATCTCGGGGAAGCTGGCAATCGAGGTATCCTCGATGCGGATGCTTTCCACATCGTAGTAGCCCTGGCCGATGCACAGCAGTTGGTACAGATACTGCTCGTTGCCGGAATATTCCGCGTAGGGCTGCGCGGCCAGGTCCGGATACGCCATCATGCGGCCGTATTGCACCGGCACGGCGGCATCGAGGCGCGCCAGGTTGCCCTGTGCGGCGATATTGTAGGTCGGTGATGCAGCCGGAATGCTGCCCCCCGGCACCGACAGCGAAGATGGATTCGACGGGCGACCGGCGAAGGCATGCGAGATCAGCGCATTGCCGGCCATACTGATGGCGCCGCCGACGATGGTTTTCAGCGTGATCGATCCCAACACCTGGACGGCGCCGGCCTCCATCAGCAACGCCCCGGCAATCCCCCCGGACAACGCCATCACGCCCAGGGACAGCACCGCCTGCAGCGGATTCTTCCCGCCGCCGCCGCCGCCGGCGGGGAGCACCACAAACCCCACCACATCCCCATCCATCACGCGGCGATGCCACTCGCGGCGCAGGATCACGCGGCCGTTGTGGTAGGCGATGCACGGCTGCGCGGTGCGCGGCGCGAGATTGCCGATCTTGCGCCGGCGGCGGATCACGGCATGATCGCGCCGGCCGGGGTTGAACGGGTCGCGGCAGGTGAGCACGTGCGCTTTCATGCCATCGCCTCGCGCCGATAGAATCGCAAGGTGCCCCAGCCGCTCCTGGCCAGCGCCTGGCGCGTGGTGAAGACCACACCGGCCCCCTTCTGGCAATGCAGCACGCCGCCGCCGTCGGCATCGATCCAGATGCCGACATGCGACGGGTGGCGCCAGTGCGCCATCAGCACGGCATCGCCTTCGCGCGGCTCGCCGATCTCGTACCAGCGCGTGCGCTCGGCATGGTCGCGGAAGGCATGCGATACCGCCAGCATGTTTTCGGTATCGACTCCGATGACAGGCACATGCAAGCCGAATTGCTGCCGCCAGACACGACGGCAAAAACCCCAGCAGTCGTTGACCTCCGGCGCCCAATCCTCGCCGATGTAGGCATTGGCCCAGTGCGCTGTCATTGTTGCGTCAGCCCTGGGAAGGTCTCGGCGGTGTATTCCACCGACGGGAAGCGCTTGTTCACGATGTCCTGAAACCCGGCCAGCGCGCGGATGCGCAAGGGCGTCGCGCTGATCTGGAATATCGACAGGGTGATCGGCGGATCATTCTGCGGGCCGGTCAAATCCGACGAGAGGTACGCGCGGTAGGTGACCTCCAGCAGATCGGTGGTAGCCATCGCCCCCTCGATCGCGGCGAGGATGTCGCGGCTGACGTTGTCGATCTCGATGGCAAGCTGCGGCGTGCCTCCCGCCGATACGTCCGGCGGCACCAGGTCGAAGGCATAGCCGAGGAACAGTACGGCCGTCGACGGATCGATAGGCGCCGTGGCCTCCAGCGTCGCGGTTAGATCGGCCAGATCGCGCACGACGCGGATGGGCGTCACGAAGCTCGCGTGCCGGATCTCCAATGTGTGATAGATCGCCACGCTGGCCGGCGCGCTGGCGTAGGCTTCGCGGATGGCTTGCTGCAGGGTTGAGTCCGGCATCAGCGGACCTCGATCGAGGCGGACACATTCCAGATGTTGAAGCCCACCAGGGCGGCTTGCCACATGCCGGTGAAGCGCGCCTCTTCGGTGGTGGCGCCGGTGTCGCCGATGCGCAATGCGATGTAGAACCAGGCCGCGCCGCCGGCCGCCTCGGCATCCGATTCAAACCAAGCGCGGAACGCGGCCATCTGCGCATCATTGAAGATCCACGATACTTGCAGGCGATCATTGCGCGAATAGGTGCGGCGGCGTGCACGAGGGGCGCCGGACTCCATCTCGGTGCGCAATGCCGGATCCACCGGCGCCAGTTGATAGCCCGACAAGCTGGGCGCCGGCAGCGTGCTGGGCCAGGTTGCCATAACTAGTTGGCCCCCGCGCCAAAAGCGGCGCGCCCCCCGAGGGGGCCTGATGAAAACTTGAGGCGGCTCGCCGTTTTCATCAGTAGGCCCCCGCGGCGCGGTTGAGGCCGTAGGTGGAGGCCATGGCATTGGATATCGGCCCGCTGCCGCGCGCGATGTCGCTGGCCACCGTGGCGCGCACCTGCTCGACGAACACATCGAGGATGTTGCCGCCACCGGAGGATTGCCGCGCCTGCGTCTGCCCGGCGCGGGCGCTATCCTCGATGATGTTGACCGTGATGCCGCCGCCGCGCTGCGCCGGCGTGGCCACGGACACATGCTCGCCCGGCGTCGCGCGGAATGCCACCAGTTGCGAATCCGTCCCGCCACTGCCGCCAACGGTAAAACTTCCGCCGCTGGCGAAACCGAAAAGCGACTTGATCCCGCCCCACAATCCGCCGCCGCTCGATCCGCTGATTGCGCTTTCGACGGACTTGCCCAGCGGCTCGGTGACGGTCTTGCGCAACACGATGCGCTCGACATCTTGCACCAGGCCCTTAAGCACATCGGCCAGGCTCCTGCCGCCTATCACCGCCTCTTCGAACGCGCTGGCAAACGTCAGGCCCATGTCGCGCGCGAAGTTGTCGACCTCCTTGACCTTGTCGCCGAGCTGGCCCAGGCGGGTCTGTGCCGCCTCGGAGAATTGCTCCTCGGTGATCCGCCCTTCGTCGAACGCCTTCGCCAATAACTGGATATCCTCGCGGGATTTTTCGAGTATTCCCGTCGGCGTCGCGGCAATCATCGCGTTGAGCTTGCCGTAGGCCTCGGCAATATCCGACACCTCGCGCTTGTGGGCCAGCAGGCGCTGTTCTTCCTCGCTGTCGAGCGTCCCCATCAGGTTCTGCTGGCCGAGCTTCAGGAAGCGTTCTAGTTCGGCGTTGCGCTTTTCCGCCTGGGCATCTGCGCCCGCCTTTCCGAGCAGCCCGAGTGCCCTGGATTTTGCAGCGCGCTCTTTCATGTAGGATTCTGTCGCCGCGTCGAATGCCTGCAGGTCCTTCAGCGACTTCTCCGCGGCGCTGAT